GTTGTAGGCATTGGTACTCTACTGTTTCCTTGGCGCATAGGCGCAGCTTTTTTTTGTGCTGCTGTCATTGCGCTAAGTGGCCCTTGCGCTATTGTAGAATTAGTACTACGCATACGCATTTGGTCTTGAGCCATTTTTTTCTTTTGCTCTTCAGAAGGATATTCTGCTGCCATTGCCTTTACCCCTTACTTCTATAACGTTCAGTAGCTTTTCGCATTTTCATCATTCTTGTAGCTGATTTAGAACGCTTTTCAGTATTCGCTTTACTATCTATAGATGGTCCTTTAGTATTATTTTTCTTTTGTTGTTTTTGAGAATCTATTCCTTTTAATTCAGTGCGAGTAGTTCCTTTATATGGATTGCGTTGTGCATCTCCCGGAGACATTTGCTTTGTAGGAATAGTAATTGATTGGCCTACACGAATACTATTAGCATTTTTAATACTTGGATTAGCTGCAAGAAGAACAGCTAAAGTAGTTCCACGATCTTTAGCAATTTGTGATAGTGTATCACCAGATTTAATTTTTTGTTTTTGACTCATACTTATCTCCCTGTAAATACAGTACCACCTTTCGAATAGTAACTAGCCATTTTCATTTTCTTTCCACCGTAAGCGTATTCTGTTTTTGATATTTTACCACCGCCAGCAGACTTGTAAACTGGATCCAATTCCATATTTTCAATATATGGAGATCGTAATCCTTCACCGCGATCACCTATTTTAGGTTTAGGGCTAGGTAGTTTTCCTTTATATCTGCTAGGCTTAGATTTAGGCAGTGGACCTTTATATTTATTAGACATCTACTTCTCCTATAATAAAAAAGGGGAAAGCCCTTAAGCCTTCCCCTTAAATAAACCTACTCTAGGCCGTAGATAGCGCCACAACCAAGTGGGTTACGTACTTCAAGAGTGCATTCTTCAACCATCATACCTTTGGTTGAGTCACCTTGCTGACCTACATCTACTTCTGCAAGAGGACGCAGATAAGCAGTAGCAAACCACATTGGATCATATACCAATGCAGCAAAGTTAGCTAGGTTAGTTACACCTGCTCCACTGTGAGCAACGTTGTTGTCGCCTGTGAAGAAGAAGTTGTTAGTAAGACCCATGATGTAGTTAGGTACTACCATCAAGTCACCAAAGTCTGACATGTATACGTCTACTGACTGGCGAAGTTTTCCACCTGCGTCAATGTTACGTACAACACCTGTGTCGCCAACCATAAGGTCAGAGAAATCACGGCGTAATTTTGGTGAGAGCATAATCTTAGATGCCTTACCGCCTTGCTCATAAATCTTCTGCATAACAGAATCAATATTAGTCAAAGCAAGTGGATCACGATCAGGTGCGGTTGTTGAACCGTTAATGCTTGAACGTGGAATAGCTGTACCTTGTGCATCTACACCCGGAGATGTTGTTCCTGCAGATGGAGCTTCAAACTCACCTACATAGTCACAAGTTGTTGCTGAGTTAATGAACGACTGGTATCCACCAGCTGCGCGTGAGTTAGCATTTTGTGCTGCTACTGCGCCTGATACGTTCATTGAATGAATCATATCAAATTCAACATCACGGCGTAGTTCTGTACCACGCTTTTTCAACTGATAAGCATACTCATCAGCTACACCAGCTTGATCTACTGCACGGCGTGTGCCGGATACAGCAATTGTTTTACCGTTAATTTGAGTATAGTTACCCAAACGTGTACGGTTAGGACCGCTTTCAGCAAACTTGTTGCCTACTGCAGGGGTTCCTGTACCGCCACCGGCAGCTGGTTGAATATAGTCAGTTCCTTCACCGATCCGAGAATCGCCGGGAGCTTCTAGCTGGTCTGTCTGCCACTCATGGTAGATAGCTGTAGCTTTTGCTTTACCGATAGAAGAAGTAAAAGGAGTTTCGTCACGAGTAATCATCGTGATAAAGTTGGCTAGATCTTCACGCTGTGATACATCTTTGCCTGTTCCGCGAGCTGGTCCACCGGGACCACCAGTGCCGCGAACACCGAGTAGATTAGTCATATTAATTATACCTCCGAGGTATTATAAGTTTAATGAGCGATTTGCCATACTCCTCAGAAATGCCATTTGATCTTCGTTACTTGAATCTTCGCTAAGCGCCCGTTGCCTTACTTTTTCAGCTTCATCTACTTGTTTTTGAGTACGAGTTTTAGCTTTTTTAATAGGCGCTTTTTTCACAGTAGTTGTTTTACGTTTTGCTTGACCTTTAGTTACGCCTTGTTTTAAGCGTCTATAATCATCAACAAACTTAACAATAGAAGGATCTACAACAGTGTCTAATAGCTCACCTGAGATTCCTTCTTCTTCTGCAAATTCTCTAATAGCCAACGCTGTTTCCTCATTAAAATCAGGAATCATTGTTGGTATTACTTCTTGGAAATGATTTAATTGTTCTTGCCAAACTTTAGCAGTTTGTTCTTCAGCTTGAGTTTGAACTGCTTTAACCATTCCTTCGCGTTGATTACGTGCTTCCCAATATTGTTTTTGAACTTGTTCACGTTTGTCTTTAAGTTCATTAACTTCATAGGTATCACCTTCGTCACGAGCTGTTTGAATTTTAGCTTCAATATCATGGTATTCTTTAGAATATGATTGTTCAGCACTGTAAAGAACTGCAGCAGATGCTTGTGACATTGCTTGTATTTGTCCAGCTTTATCATTAAATTCTGCCTCCATTTCTTTTCGTGCGTCACCAAGTTCACGACCCTTGTTAGAAAGATGTTGTTCAGTAGAGTAACCTTTAATAAGGTCACTAAAGGAAACTGCAACTTCCTCGCCATCAATTTTAACGAGTACTTGTGCTTCCAAGTCAAGATCATCAGTAGTGTACACATCGGCTTCTTGGGTAGACTCATCATCCGCATCCGTTGTTTCTTCTTCATCTGTCTCTTCTTCATTATCATCATCTACGTTATCGGCTTCGTCTAATGTATCTGGGTCTTCTTCATCAGAGTCTTCCGCGTCTAACTGTGGTACTTGCTCATCGGGTAGAGTATCAACGAAATCAGAGTTTCGAATGATGTCAGCCAGCAATGCCTCTTCAGTTTGACTTGTGTCCATTGGCACAGAATCATCCGTAGGGGTAGAGTCTGTAGTTGCTTCTGGATTATCCATTTTTAGTTACCTCCTTCTTAATAGGGGCTTTAATTTTAGCTGCATAACGATCGCGTAAAGCTAGCATATTAAATAATGCATCTGCGTTAAGTTTTGCTTTGCCGCCACTGCGCATTGAGTCATACTCAAGCGTCTCTATCATATTATCGTAATTTTTTACGAGTGCTGGGTAATCAATTATTCGTGTTGTCATTGTTGTCCTCCATCAGGTGCGGGATATTTTTCCCATACATCTCAAAGTCTGTCATTTTCTGTTTAACACTACCTAGTGCCATTGCAGAACTGTAGAGAAACTCTCGAGATTTAGTTTCATGCGGATCTGTTTTTAACCATTCCACAAAGAAGTCTACTAGGACTTCACCATATACTTCATCAAAAAATTCATCCCGTTCTTTGGCTGCGAATTGACCCTTTACATGAGCCATTCGCGCCAATTCTTCAGGATGAACTTTATGATTACCGTAAGACTTAGTATTACTCAACCGCTTCTCGGCTGTCTGTTTATACTTATCCATAATTTTTTATACTCTGTGATGAATATAAATTCGTTTACCATCTTGTGTAGAAGTATCGTGTGCTGTTTTTACGCCTTCCATTACACAAGCTCCGTGACCACCAACATGTGTGTAATTCAAGAATGAATTTTCAGCAACACGAATATTAGTGTCTGCTGCATTAATTGAACCTGCACATTTAAGATCTAGTGTAATCGGTGAACTTGATTCGTTAGTAAATACTACTGTTTTATTTACTGAAGTTGTAGTTACAGCTGTACCTGCTTGCGTTGCTCCAACTCCAGAGCTATTGATTGTTGAGTGTGCCATTTTGCATAGCCTCCTGTTGTGGTTGTTGTTGCGGTGGGTTAATAAGTTTTCTTGCTATCATAACAATTTGATCAAATCCAGGGTGTTGAGGAAGCTCTGCCCCTTCTTTAACTGCTTTAATAGTAAGATCAGCCCACTCTTGATAATGCTTATCAATAGCAACTGCAAGTTGCTTAGAATTATCATCCATAGTATTTTTAGCTTGAGCATTAGTATATGTTACATTTGCTTCTGATAATGCTGCTTCAGCAACTTGTTTACGTTCTGTAAGTTGTTTTTCAACTTGTTTAGCTTTAGATTGCTCTTGCAAAACTTTTTGTGCTTTTTCTCTAAACTCATTTGTTGTATAATCTTCAAGAAAATCATTACTATCAATATTCATAGCTTCAATAAGTTTAGTTGCAAGCACTGCTGGCGCTTCTGGTTTAACCGCTATTCCAGCACCTTGATTATTAAGCGCTGGTAATATTTCACTTCCTATTTTTCCTAGTTTACCAATTATTGTAGCATTAGAATTTTCACCAATGTCTAAAAATATTTCTACATCCATTTTAGAGGGTAGCTCAGACATATTAACAGAACCGTATATGCCATCAAGTGCATAGCTCTGTTTGCCTTTCATATTTTTAACCATTGTTTCATATATACCGCTAATCAACCGCTTAAATCCAGTTTCCGCAAATCTACGCGCGATATGCTGGATTCTTTTTTGTGCTGCTGATTGTACAGCGCTAAGCTTTTGCTCGGAGTTTCCTGATACATATAGAGTATCATTAAGTCCTTGCGCGGCCTTAGACATTCCTGTAGCTTGTTCTTTAATAAGCTGTAAGTGTTCTAGTACTGCTCCTGTTCCTGAAGAAATAGCTTCAGGCGGGAGTGCTGCTACGGCTGCAGTAGGATTTCCGTTAGTAGGAATAATTTGTTTAGGCTTCATGTTTTGTAAAGCACTAAAGTCTACTACGTTTGGATCTGCCAGTTTAGGACTGTAGTTAGTAAGATAAGTATTTTCTACAAAACCACGAAGAATAGCTGTGCTAGCTAATGTGCTACTTCTTGCAAAGTCTGCCATAGACAAACCAAAGAATTCATGTGGAATATCAATAGGCACAATAGAAGCTAAAGGAATAAACTCAATATCTTCTTCGTATAATATATAGTTATCTACAGTAATAAAGTGTTTTAGTTCTGCGATACCATCACCGTCACGATCTACTCGCATCCATGACTCTGTTAGCGTAACTTGTCTATTAGCTTCAGTTAAATATTCGTTTCGATTAGTTCCTTGATAATAGTTTTGGCCTGTAATTTCTTTACGTGCTGCTACGTCTTCGCTATACTTACCTGAACCTAACCATTGAGCGCCATCACCTAATTCATTCCATTCTTGTTCAGTAAGGTTAGTAGCCCAATCAGGGTAATACTTACGTAACTCTGACCTTGACACTTCTGTTTGTAATCCTACAAATTCAGCATCTTCAATGTCTTTAGCATTTTCTGAAATACGGAATGCTTCTGGCGGTATTACCTCTAGTTTAATACGGCTCTTATCAATCTTTTTTCTTAATCGTACATCTACGTATGAAATTGTTTCTGAGAGTGGATTGAGCGTAAGCTCGCCAACGATTTCTAGATTTTCATCTGCAAGGATTTCATCAAGCTTAGCTTCATCAATCTCTTCGTATTCTTCCATTACATAGTCAAAGTCTTCAATGTAATCCCAACGAATAACAGCGTTTTTCCAAAGTAAAGAAGCCTTCATCCATGTCTGTAGAATCTCCCAACCTTTATTTTTTTTAAAGATACAGTAATTTACGATATTACTTGCATCTTTAGCTGACTT